GTTCCAGGCAATTGTTGTGAGGAGCCCACTCCGCTGCAAACAAGGCACGTTGATGTCAAGTGTGACTCCATTGCTGAAGCCAATTGAACCATGAAATGTGGCGATTGTTCTTTTGCAGGAAAGGGCATTCCACAGTTTGAAGTTTTCTGTGGTTGGATCCGAGATGCACAGCCTTTCTGTACAGTCGCGGGAGATCTCCTGCTGCTCATACTGGCAGCTGAAATCAAAACTCTTAGCGTCGAGCGAGACCCAATCATCGTCCAGATGAAGGTGGTTTCGTACGAATTTGTCGACGCCTCCGCCGGAAATTGACATTCCGACTTGTGATGGAATTTCTTCAAAATTCTCTTGTTGTGCTGCGAGGGAATCCTCATACAGCAGTCGATCGATCGCATTGTCGATGACGCTGATTCCGAAGATTAGACGATATCTTCCCTCCAACAGCTTCTTAATGGAGTGCGGTTCATTCTTTATCATGATACGCGCAGGATCTGAGAGACGCTTCGCTTGCTCATTGGATGAGGAGAGCAGTTGAGCGATGCGCTTGTGCACCATGTGCACGAGCCCAGCTAGTTTGGGCCCTCTTTCGAAAAGGTCTTTGTTTGTGCGGAAACCTTGTCGCACGAAAATGAATCCTGGACTCTTGTCTCCGTGATTGTCCTTGATATGTTTAAGGACTCTGATGATGTTGTCAGTGGAGAGGAAATCATCTCTCAGCTTCCACTTGGCGGCAGAATAGTGATCTTCAAGCGAGGATGTGATGCGGGCTCTCTCAGCGGACGCGAGTTTTGGCTTGAACTCGATTTTCTCAGATTGAACATTCCAGGAGTGCATTTCAGCTTCTGGGCACATCGGTGGAATGGCGAATTTCTTCTCGCCAGTTGGAATTTCCACACTCTTGTTGTACACATACTCCTTGTCTTTCCTTGGACAGAAAGAAAATTTTGCTCCTACTGAGAACCAACTGCGCGGCTCGACCTCGCTTGCGACTTTCGCGAGGCTGATTGAAAAGGGATTTCTGCAGACGCCTCACTCGCAACATCGGACTCACAATCACTGTGATCATTTGAATCTTCGTGCACATTGGCCTCTTTCCTCGACTCGTGCTGGAAGGGCCCGAAATAACACTTCTTTCGGAAGCATCTCTCTTTGGCCTTGATCTTGTTGCAAATCTTGCTGAGCGGGCATTTCTTGTTCTTGCAAAACTCTCCCACTGCGTGCTGCGCCGAGCACGGCATGTTCTTCAACTTGCCATCGACCGCACCGCGAGCATACTCAGCTCTCTCAGCTCCATCCCTAGGATGGGGTTGCATGCGTTTCTTCTCGTCCGCAACGAATTCCGTAAGATACTCGTTCAAAAGCTCGCGCTGTATGTCCGACATTTGCTCCTGCATCTTGGCAATGAGTTGCTGTTTGGAAAGTTTCTGCTTGACTGGAAGAGACGACTTGCTTTGCTCTTTCGGATTTGGATTCCTCAAAATTGAAATCTTGCTCTCCTGCTTGAAATCTGCTGGTTTCGCAGTTGGCACCGGAGGCTGGGAAAGACGAAGTGGGGCGATGCTTGC